TCGCCTTTTGAGACGAGCAAAGAAACTTGGGTATCAAGCTCTATTTTATCGACATCTTGTGCCTTGTCAACACCTTGGGCTTTAAGTTCTTGCATCGCATTAAGAATCATGTTCTTAACATCTGCACTTCCCATGTATTCAACAGCCGCCGCGTTGAGGACGTAAGCCCCTTCCTGCACTTCAACAGGCACGTCATCCGCAACCGTCTCAGCGTCCGACATCTGCTCTGGAGGACCGCCTACAAAACCAAGGGGTCCTGTGACGGGCTCTGCCCCCCCGCCCATCTGAGCACCGGGGACTTCGCCGCCTTCTGCAAACCCGAGGTAGTCACGCACCCCCCCTGTAAAGTAACTGAAGGCGTCTGTAGCGTACGGAGCGACTATGTTATAGGCTGGGTTTGCGGTGTCTCCAAGGAGACTCCCAATAATTGCAGAACCGGGGCGTGTAACAGTACCCGTAACAGTCGATGATACTATTGTTGTGGGGTCATTACCCCCTCGTGCTCTTTCTGCGTCGTCTGCCGCTCGTTGCTCCGCCATCATGGCTTGCTCTTCCGCAGGAGTCATTGCGTACTGGGTATCAATAGCCCCGTAGAAAGCCTTAGCTTCCCCAAATGCCATCGCACCTTTACCCGTGTTGGTAAGTTCTCGTGACATGTACCGGTCTACACGACCACCACCGGGAACAAACATCCCAAGTAGGTTACCGATTGCATCTGTACCACTGTAGTCTTCAAACACCTCTCCGACGTATCCCTGTCCGGGAATAACCGTATAGTCCCGTGTTAGTGAGGTGCCAAAACGCTCCGCAATACCATTCGCAAGACCCTCAAAGCCTCGCCGTACTGTGGCAACAAATCCTGTGCTACGGTCTACGGTGCTGTAGATATCACCAGCGATGCCATATTCGCCGATTGCACGGGAAAAGAACGCGGCATCATCCGCATCATACCGACCGCCACGCGGATCAAATCCACGGACATCCCCAAAGGCACCCATGACAGCGTAGTCTTTGTTGAAGTTAAAACCCGTGTTTTGGATTTTATCTATCTTATCGAGGGCCGTATCCCATTTATCCGACTCGTACCAATCGGAGTGGGCCATGTCATCAAAAGTCCACGTTGTTCCCTCGCTATCTGTACCGTACTGGCCGTCGTAAGTGGGGCCGGAGAACCCCGGTTCACCGGGATCGTCAAAGGTGCCGGAGAAGAAACCGTCGTTGTCGTTTTCGTTGTCGGAACTAGAAGAGGAGCCTCCACTATACCCCATTGCATCGTTGTAGGAGTCATCAAAGTCTCCCGCCGATCCCCCGCCACCTCCGCTATTCCAGTTTCCCATTTCTTATTATCTCTCTTGTTCTACGACATTCTTATGGTTAGATTTGAGGTTCTGGAGGGTTTCCAGTAAAACCATCTTCCCCTGCAACTGGAACATTTCCCGTTCCGATTGTGCCGTTACCAACCCCCGAAGCGTCAACTGGTGGAGGTCCGCCAGATACTGCGTCAGGGCCTCCCATGCCTGCGGGTTGTTGACCAGCGGGCCCACCTTGCTGGCCTGTTCCTTGTTGAGCATTTGCTAATCCTTGGAGCACCTGTGCGTACAATTGTGCTTCGTCTAAATCGTTTACGAGCTCATCTGGATCAATGTCCTGAGAGATGGCTAATTCTTTCATCAAATTTGGTAACTTGATAAACGGTGCCAGCATCGGGTTAGCAACGGTCTGGAGAAGCGTTGTAAGCCTCTGTGAGCGGACTTCTTTTTGCATGACTGCCGAGGTACCCCGAGGCTTAATGCTCAGGTCTCCGACGATGTCAGGGGCCTCATCGTTGTATTGCATATTCCATTGGAAGTACGCGAGTCCAAGACCCTTCAACAGATAGTCATCAATGTTCTTAATCACAGTCTTAATCGACATGCTACCCTGCGACAACAGCATCGATAGGCCAGATGAAGTACGCCCTGTCCCAGACACACCCGTTTGCCCGTGCATGACTGAGGGGATACCTGTTTCTTCGTCTGCTAGCTGACGCGATATCTGGTACATTTGGATGTTTTCGGGGGCAGTATTAGGGAATTTCAACCCATTAATTGCTGTACCCGTAACACCTGACTGTCGTCTGAATACTTTTCCGGGGAATATATCGAAGTTCTGACCGGGAACGAGGCTTGCCTCATCCACGTCGAATACGAGATTTCCTGCGAGTGCCAAGTTGTCGATAGCCATGCGAACATGCCCATTCATCAGCATCTGTGCATCTTCCATGTTCTCAGCGACACCAACACCCCAGATTTGGTATGGATTTACCTCAAACGGGAATGCGTAGTAAGGAATGCGCGCTGGCATGAAGGGGTTTAAGACACAACGTAATACGTTATTCCCACATACCCATGCGTTAATTTGTACTTGGTCTAACTCTGACATGCCTTCGGGAAGGTCTAAGCCAACTTCCGCCGCAAACTTTGCGTCTAAGACACCCCAGTACTCGAGAACCTCGAAACGATTCTCTTGGTAGTAGGGTTCCGTATCATCCTCACGGATGGTATCTTCGTAGTACTTGTCTTCGTAGTTAGGGCCCTTTACAATCGTGTTCTCAATTGCATCCGCATTAAAATAGGGGCGGTTCATTAAGTTGCGAAGCTGTTGGCGATTCATGCGGTGACGTTCAATGACGTACTCACAGTCTTCGATGCTCGTTGCAGAAGGATCAGGGTGGAAGTCCCACACAGAGACGTGCTCGATACGCGGAGATACTTTTTCTTCTGGAGCGTAAACTCGCGTTCCGTCTTCTCCACGTTCCCATCTGTGGATTCTATCGTAGAAGTTAAGTGGGCCTTTTACGATGCCTGTGCCGAGAAGAGACGCTTCAAAGATAGCGTACCGCATTACGTTAACGGCATCAGAATCTAGTAGTTGGTCATGGATGACCTTCTCGAGAGCACTAGCGGCTTCTTTTGCCGGCTCAAACTGGGGCTCGCCCGCTTTAGACGGACCCTCTGCTAAGTTATCCGCCATACCTTGGTATTTACCGAAGTTGACGGATGTAGCACCCGGCTCGAGATCCATTCCATCCCCGGCATAACCGAAAGGACTTTGGATTTCATCGACAGGCGTCTTTAGGTGGGCGTACTCAGCAATACCCTCTGGTACAGGGCTAGCCTCAACAACGATTGGAAACTTCTTGTTGGCGAACAGGATGTCAATAATTTGACCGTACGCGGCAAGTACTTTCGTCTTCGTAATCTTAATGAATACTCTTGAACGCTCAGAGTCACGGTACTGCGTTGAGCTATCGTATATTCCACGATAGTTCTTATACGCCTGTAACCAGCGTTGTTCAAAAGTACGGCGGCCATTCTCAGAGTCTTCAAACTTCTGTTGAATATGACCAGCCAGCCCCGGCATTTTTTCCTCGGCGTCGACAAACTCGACTTGGGAATCGTCGGGGGCTTGGAGGAAGCCCTCATCAGCCATGTTTACGTACCTAGATTATTAAAGTGCGGATTGCTTGTCAGAGTTTAGGATTGACTGGTCCAGTGACTCTTTCTTTGTCTTAGGCATTGCTTCGATCAAAGAATCAGTCTTAGCAACTGTGTCGAAATCTTTACCTTCACGGTAGAGGTTGTTTTCTCCGCAGTTATAGTCGATGCCTTTTTTATCAGCATTCATGATGTCAGCTTCTGAGTATTTCATGTGTTATTCTCCGGTGTATTTAGGTTTACTCAAATCCCTTTGTATGTCAGAAAACTCGTCGTACTCGGGGTTGATAGAAGGTTGAGTTGGTTGTTGTGGCTCAACAGAACGACGGGACAAGAAGTCTTGTGCCCCTTTAAGAAGATCAGAGCCCATGTCATACATGGTCGCTGGCTCTCCGGGTTGTGCTGGTTGTAGGTTTTCTTGGACTGCTTTCTTGAGCATGTACGCACCGTAGATTGTACGCCCTGCTTTGTAGATTCTTCCGGCCTTACGCGCAAAGTTCCTGAAGGAAGGAGGAACATCGCCACTTTCAGGAGGCATACCCGCAGATTTTCCTTCTGCGATTACATCTAGAGCAGTGCCGAAGATATCTGCGGCTTGCCCGATGCTCGGTGTGGTGGGACGTTGATCTTCGACAGGCTTGCTTGCTTGACGTGTGCGCTGAGTAAGCTGACCTACGGTGTTCAAGGCGTCCATGATGTGCGAAGGTATGTCGCTGTAGTCGATTGGTTTGTTTTTATCGACAATTGTGACGTCAGGCTCTTTCTTTCCACCTGCCTGCTCGAGAGCCTGCTGTGCCTGCTGGTATTCAGGGCTGTTCATGATCTCTGCAAGCTTCATCTCACCCTGTGCTTGGGCGATACGAGATTCTGTTGTCTTTACCCCATAATCTTCGAGAGCAAAGGCTTTGTATGCTTCGGAAAGCTCTGGGTCAGCTTTAAATACGTATGCAGTACCGTCTTCTTGTGTCGCTGTCATTCCACCGCCTTGTGTGGGCAATGACTTCACAAATTCTGGACTTAATACTTTTTTGAGACGTGTGCTTGTTATTAAATCTTTTGCGATAACAACAGTTCTTAATTCTTCAGATACAGTTTGGGGATCAATTCCAATATCTGTCAAGTACTGAGGTACGTTGGCTGTTTCTGAATACGCAATAACCTTGGCGTCTGTTTTGAGCAACTTCGGCTCAATCACTTCGTTGTAAGTTTCGTCATCTACGTATTTAGATGCTTCATCAGTTCCCATACGGCCAGCGGCAAAGATACGCTCGTCTTTGTCAAGTCCACTCTCAAGAAGAATGGCTTCTTCGGCGTTACGGTAATCAGATAGAGTAAAACCACCTTTTGTAATGTTTCCAGTAGGGCTTTTTCGCTCTACTTCAGGCATGTCCTGCTTGAGTTCTTTATTAACAGAAGCAATCAGCTTTTTGTCGTCAACAAAGATTTTACCTTGAGTACGGTCTCCAATAGCTTGTTCAAGAAACACACGGGCCATAGGGCGTAAGATTACCGTTTTTTCGCCTGTTGGCTTGTTCTTGCTTTTACCTTCAATGAATGTCAAGGTACCCATAACAGGGTCATACCCTGAAACTTCGAGATCAGCCATATCAGAAAGGCGTAAACCACTAAAGTATTTAACCCCTAAGAAGTCCCGCTCTGTTTTCTTTCCTTCCTCGTTTAGACGAGTTAAAACAGCTTTTGTACCAGCGTGAAGGTTACCTTCAAACTTTTTCTTTGTCCGCCCACGGAAAAACTTATATCCGGTGTAAGTGTCCCACTCTTCTTTGCTCATGAGCGAAGATAGACGATTTTGTACACTAGCCTGTGGCCCCGCCTTCTCGTTGAGTCCGGCGTCAGTAAACAACGTGTTGATACGGTTATTTACCTGTAAAACACCAGACTGAGAAGAAACCTCTCCTTTTTGCTGGGAATCCCCGAGAGATTTGAGAGAATACGGACTCGACATGTTCCAAGCTGTGATAGCCTTACCATCATCGAGGTCTTTTAGCTTAATATCGAGGATTGGGACGTCTTCGTACTGAAATCCAGATAGCTTACTTAGAACAGAGGTAATTTCTGATTGGAGCCTCGGCTCTTTCTGAGCTTTAAACGCCAAAGCCTGCCCGAGCGTGTACTCTTGCAGTTCTTTTGCTGAAACTAACTTAGGTGTTGCCATTTAGTATCCGAAGGTTGCATCCTGTGGCTTAAATGTGCTATTCTTTATGTCGTTCAGAGATTTGTGGATAGAGACGTAGCCAGATGTACGAGTCATCAACATGTAACGTAGCGCGTCATAGGCGTGATCTTCTGCCTTTGTGTCTACGTCTTCTGAATTTGTTTTAGATAGCGGTATGCCAGCGAGTTGTTTTATTATGTTTGTACACGTGTTAAAAAACTTGACAGTAGGTTCGCCAGTGAACTGGTTATCCCCGAGACGGCTGTGGATTTCCATCTTTCCGGCAATACGATTACTGTCTGATGGTGTCCAACGACAGCCTGACCGTATCATTGTTTCTGCGATGGAAGGCCCGTATCCTGTACGGTTCCAGCACGATTTATCTAATACAGCATAGTGAGGTGCAGGGTCCCACTCCTCTAATTCTATTATTTTAGCGGCTAATTGTTCTGCTGTAAAGTGTTTTACGTAAAGTTCTCGATAGACCCATATGTTGTTGTCCCAATCGATTGCACCCCAGAGTACGCACGAAGGGCTTGCGTAGCCGTAGTCGGCCGCTCTGATTCGAGGCCAATTTGTTGGGAGCTCATAAGGATCGACAACGTGCTTGAGCTTGTTAAACTCTGGGAATGCACAACCTTCTGCAACGTCCCAGTCGCCATCAAGTAAACGCTTTCGCTCCACTTCTGGGAGAGAGAGGAGCATGGCTTCATATTGTCCGTCCCGCATGAGGTACGGGTTGTCTGTGAGCCGTGCTGGGATGAACTTTCGCCAGTACAGCGGCTTGCCTGCCTTTTCATGTCCATCCGGGTATACGTATGGCTTTCCCGATTCCATGTCGGATGGAACGAAGGGCTTACCGGGTTCTCCTTGGTCAATGTACATTTTCTTGACCCACCAGCCGCCAACACCGCCGGGGTTAGCTGTACATCGCATTGATAGGTTTTGGGACAACTCCTCGTCGGTACTCCGTAGACGGGACCGAAGGTATTCCCATACATAGGGTGTGGGATACTGAGTGACTTCATCGA